TATTGTGGGGAAAAGAATTTATGCTTAAATTTACAGATACAAAAAAAAATATAGATATTAAAATTGACCCTAAGGTATGGAAAGCTTTTTTAGCAGCATCATCTTTTGCAATAGATTCTGGAGATTTATATGTTTATTTATCAGATGATTTTAGCAAAAAAACTTTAAAAAAAGTTCAGGATTTAAAAACTAAATTAGATTATTTATAATATTCGCTATTATCTTCTTCCCCCAATAATATCTATTGTAGTGTAATCTTTGTCGTCATCTAATAATCCAACACCTATACCAGTTCCGTATAAAGGGCTTGTGCGTTTTACTAAACTGTCTCTTACAACATCTTGCGGTTTCTTATTAGTAATCCTTGAAGTTCTTTCAATTGCTTCATTAACATGTTGAATCATTGGTTTTCCCGGCACACCTTTTAAACCTTTCCAACTTACATCTTGAAAATTTACTGGCATAACATTTTTTTCTTTTGCTAAATCATTAATAACTTTTTCAAAAATTCCATAAGAATTTCCGGGAGGAACTTTTAAACCAGTTTTAAATCCACTACTCATTTGTTCGTCAATAGTTGGAGCTAATCTGTCCCCTAAAAAATTTGATGAAAAATTATATCTTTTTGGTTGTTCTTTTGCACTAAGCCCTTTTCCTTGATTAATTACTTTGTCATACATTGATAAATTTCCAGTAGCAAACCTTCCTCCAATAGGGTAAGGTAAATCATAGGCATTTTTAGGCAAATCTTTTCCAGCCTCTTTCATGTAATTACCAAAATTTGCCATTAATAAATTAGAAGTTGGATCTGCTCCACCAGTAGTAGCTGCCATTGCATCTGCAAAAGTTTCTTTAAAAAGTTTTCTGCCTTTTTCTTCGCCATATTCATTTATAAATTCTTTTTCAAGTTGACCCATAGCGTACCAATCTTTTGCTAATGGATCTATAGACCCATCATCAAAGGCTTTACTTAATCTTTTTCTTGCTTCTGGAGTATCATACTCTTTAATAAATCTATCTGTTGTAGCTTGTTTTACCGGCATAGCTTCGGTTATGGTTTTTTTTTCTAAATTGTATTTTGTAGGATCGGCATAATACCTTTTTTCAACTTTAAAGTACGGTGTGTAGTTTCCAGCTTCTATGTCTTTTTGAGCTTCTTTTCTAGCTTTTTCAACGACTTTAGCTTCTGGTGAGTTTTGTTTAGCTAAATATTCTTTTCCTGTTTTTTTGTCTACACTTAAAAGTCCGGGTAATTGATCTGGGTATTGTTTTGCTAATTTACTGGGATTGTAATTTAATTTAGAAATAACTTCTTTTGTTTTGTTAATTCCTAGCTTTGCAACTTTACCTACTGATTTAGTTGGATCAAGAGCACTTAATAACATCCCACCAGTACCTAAAGCTACATCCCCATAGTTATTTTCTGCTGCACCTCTACCTGTCATTCTTCCCATATCTTCTGTAAATGGTATGCCAAGTAAATCCATTATCCCAAAATTACCTTTACTACCTGCAAGAGATTTTGCGGCTGGTGTAGATACATATTTTTCTAAAAAATTGTACGCATTTTCTTGAGCAGACATATTTCTTGAGTTGTAAGGCTCAAAAGCATGATCTAGATATGGCTTTCTATTTAAAGCTCTTTCTAGTTCAGACTGCATAGCAATTCTTTCTATTTCATCTAATCTCATTTTTTATTCCAAATAAATGTTAACCAATATTTCAATTTATTTACCCTTTCTTGTTGTTGAGGTTTATCTATTTTTTTTAAAAACTTCTGTCTAAACGCTAAAGTTTTTTTAGATAAATTTAATGCTTCACAATAGACCATATAATCCTTACTACAGTTGTGTGTTTCTGTGCCGTCTGGAAGCGTCATAGGCTTTGTGGTGCGACTTTTATTTGTTTTTGATACCAACAGGTCTTGACTAGTCATCAAGCTCTTGTACGTTCATATATATACTATCTATAATCATCTCAACTGAACTGCCATCAGACAAATGTAATATCATTTCTGATTCACCTTGTACAACATCAACTGCATCTATAGTTTTGTCGGCCATGTGTAAAGCTATAAGTTGTACATCCATTTCTACTTTCCTTAAATGGGCACAGCGGAGAATGATTGTATTTTTTCTATGGGTTTTTTTCCTTTTGACCACTTCCCACAATCTTGGCATTGGAATCTTTGGTACTTGTTCGTCAGCGATATTGTAGCTCCTCGTCTTTGTAAGTTGTAACCACCGCAGTTTGGGCAACACATTTCTTTAGTTTCTAAATTATGATTTGGATGTATATTAATCCAACCTTGAAGTTTGTTATAAACTTCCTCTGTAATTTTAACATCGTTAATATTGTATTTTTTCATTATTTTCCATGCTTTAGGATTCTTGCTCATACACTCAATCCATAAAGGCATACCTTCGTGTCCAGTCTTTTGTCCTACACCAAGCTCTTGTGCTATGTAGTCTAGCTTGTTACTAGCAAACCTAAACTTTGATCTAGCGGTGTTAAGTAAATCTATATCCTTGTAAGGGCTAGGAGGGTTCATACCTTGCAGCAAAAACTCTCTATTAAGTGTCGGCATGTCAAAGCGTTTACCATTGTAGGTAATGACAGCATCAGCTTCATCTATCAGTTTATGAACTTCCATAATCATTTGTTTATGAGATGATTCCATAATGCTAGCAAAGTATACTTTCTTTTTGCCTACCCATTTAGCTGCCCAGCAAAGAACAGTAGAAGCCTCAATCAGTTGATTAATGCTAATGTTCTGCTGCCAGAGGCCCCAATGGAATCCTGTGTGTGGTGAAGTTTCTATGTCTAAAACTAATATTTTCATATAATTAATAGCACCAGTAAATAACTTGTTAATAATAACAAACATATAATAAACATAGTTAATAATGTTTTTAACATTCTTTTGTGTTTAAGCCGTAAGATTAATATTACCTTCTACCACCAACAATATCTATTGAGGTGTAATCTTTATCGTCATCTAATAAACCATACATACTAGAAGTATAAGGTGACAGTAAATCTCTTGCTCTTACTCTATTTGGTGTAGCTCCTTGAATTGCGGAAGGAACATTTAACGCTTCTAAAGAATTTTTACTTGCTGCAATATTTCTAGCAGGAGCTCCTACTACAGCATTTCCAAATGGGATTCTATTAATTATAGCTGACTTCCCTAAATTTTCAGTTAAATTAGCTAACGCTGAAGCTGTGTTAGATGTATTAACGGCAGCACCCTTTGGTATTACTTGTTCGTAACTAGCCACATTACCTATAGATTTTAATTTAGCAATTTCTGCTTTTGTAAATATTAAATTAAGTTTTTTACTGCCCAAATTTCTTAATTCTTTTTGTAATGCTGACCCACTTAAATTTGCTATTTCATTTGGTCTACCACCTGTAGCTTTTGATTTTAAATGTGCAATTACATTTTGTTTTATAGATTCTTTAAAGGTAGGGTCTAATAACCTAAAAGTTTTTTCAAGCTCATCCCCTGTACTTCTCATAATAATTTTTTCAAAAAAAGTATCTTGATTTATTACTGTCTTATTATTATTTAATTGTTTAAGAGCAGGAACATTATCTATTAATTTTTTATATTCGTATGTATATCTTCTTGCATCTTTTTCTGCTTTTAATGCTGCTTGACCAAGTTTCTGATTAGGTAAAAGATTTGCATTTTCTATTTGCTCTCTAACTATTTTTAATGCTGTTTTAACATTGCCATCAGAAGTTGCCCTCATAGCCGCAGCTAATTGAGTTTTTAGTTGTGCTGCTTCATTGACATCTAAAACAACTTTACCTGTTTTATATTCGTTTAACATTGCTTTAAATTCTGTTGGTAAAAATCTTGTATATCTAGCTAAAGCAACATCAGTTTTATCTAAAAAAAGTTTTTCATCATATTTAGCAGCCAACCCACCATCATCTTTTATTTGTTTATAAAGATTACTTATGATTTCTTTTTGTTGGTTATTAAAATTTTCTATTTTTTTAAATAAAATTGTACCAAAGGTTTGGGGTTCTACTGCTTTATCTGCACCTAACTCATCTAAATTTTTAAGTAATATTTGATTATTTTCATTTTCAATCTGTGCTAGTCTTTGTGCGTTAGGGTCATCACTGTTAGCACCTGCTTTTGCTGTATTTTTTTCTTTAGTAATTTTAGCAGGATCTAAAGTTACAGTGCCTTGTTTTGGAGTAGCTCCAGTAACCCTGTAATCAATTAACCTTTTTAACGCTGCTGATGAAATATTTGGATTTACTTTCATTGCTTCATCTATGTCTCTTTTAACTTGTACAATTACATCGTCAGACAAATCAGCTAATTTAATATTGTTATTTGTAAGCACATTATCAAGTACATTGTTTGTAGCTTGGCTTTGATTAACAGATTGTTTTGCTGATGTAAGTTTTTTATACAAACTTGATAAAGGTTTTACTATTGCTTTTTCTGCTGCGATTGGTGAAAATAATGCCGCTGGTAATGCCGCTGCAAATTGAGCTCCAGTACCACCACCCATTTCTTCTACCCCTTGCATTGCAACACCTGCACCTGTTGCTGCTACACCTTGTTTTCCAATGGTTTCAGTTAATAACTTTTTAGTAGCTTGTCCTGTTGTTGAGCTTGGCATTGCATATTTCAAAGCACCTGCTGGAGCTGCTACAGAAGTAAGAAATTTACTTCCCTCCCCCACGACTCTTTCTAATGGTGTTTCTGGATTAGGCAATCCTGCCATATCAGATAGTTTTTTACCAATAGACATTTCAGGTATTCTGTAGTCAGAACCAAGAGCATCAGAGGCCATATTAATACCACCCCTAACTGGTGTTGCTAATAAGTCTAGTATTGAGCCACCACCCTCTAAAGCATATCTTCCTGTTAAGCCTACCTGTCTAGCCAATTCATCAGGAACAGACCTTTTTGGTTTTTGTGGTTCTTCACCTAATAAAACAGCACCTTCTGGTAATTCTAACTCGTCTAATAAAACTGCACCTTGTGGTAATTTTAATGCCATTAATATCTCCTAGTTTGCAAAAGATGATAGGTGTTTACTTTCATCCACCAAACTCTTCGCCTGTATCTTCATAAACCCATTGCCCTTTTGATAAATCCTCAACAAGAATTCTTCCATTAATTTTTGCCCTTCTTGCTATTGGTTTTGTAGTAGTTTCTGTATCATTATTTTTTTTAAAATATGTCCCACCAAAAGATTGTGTTATATCTTCACCTGCTTTTACTGCTCTAACATATTCTTCTGCCAACGCTTTTGCTTTTGGGTCTTGTCCTGCTGCTGTTTTCATAACTTGTATTGCTATTGTTCTGTTTTCTGATTTTTGTCTCATAACTGATTTACTATCATTAACTTCTGGAAAGTATTGTGCTTGTGCATTTGTAAATTCATGTTCGGCAATAGCAGCACCAGATTCATCTCTTAAAGCAGCGTTAATAAAGTCTCTCATAGATTGGGATGCCATTTGGTCTTCTTCACTAGCAAAATAATTAGCACCTGCACCTAGCATTTCCCCAACTACCCATGTTTTTTCTGCATTTCTTTTTGAAGCAATAAAAGCAGGACTGTAAGTTGGATTTCCATCTTTATCAAATAATCGTTCAAAATTAGCATTAGATGCTTCCATTCTACTTCCAAATTTAAATGCTTTAGTTTGTGGGTCAGTCATTCCTTTGCTTCGTGGAGTTATATCTTTTGTATATGGTTGTCCATCCACACCTATTGCTGAATAACCTTGTCTCATCCCTTTTGGTGTTGGTAAAAATGCAAAATCACCATTTGCCAGTTCTACAGCTGTGGTTGGATAAAGTCCTGTATTATCAACTTTTTTAATTCCTGCTCTTTTTAATGTTGTAGTACCATCTGGGTCTACACTAAACAAATCATCTTCTTGTGAAACCGCTTTTAATGTAGGACTTGCTTGAGATTTAGTATACAATTCTTTTATTATTTTATTTTTAAAATCAACATTCATATTTAAATATTGTTTCAAGTCTGGATTAGATTCAGCTAACTTTGCAAAAGTTTCGTTTGTCATATTTCTTTGCCCTAAAACTCTTTGATTTTCTGCAATCTTTGTGTCCATCAAATACTTATCTGTAAATCCTTCAAATGGAGCTTGTGCAGCTTTATTAGCATTTAAGTATGCCTTACCAAGATAAGGGACAATACTTCCATAATTTTGATTTCTAGGTTGTGCAAGATAACTAGCTATTCCAGTCATTATGCCTGTGCCTATTGATCTTTTGTTTGCTGATTTTATTGCTTCTGGAGTTATTAATTTTGCATCTAAAAGGCTTTGTGTAGTTGCATCTGGACCTGCACCAAAAACATTTAAGTCTCCAAAGTAATCAAGTAATCCGTTTGTATTTCTGTTTGCCATTGTTTTCCCCTATCGTGCCCTTGAAATGAATTGACCGCCAATATTATTGCCACCCTGACCTAGCATACTTCCAGTCTGGCCTCTCATTACCATAGCTTGTTGATGTCTTAATATCTCTTCTTCTTCTGGTGTCAATGCCTCAACACCTTGAGTGATAGCCATAGAACCCATATCTCTTTTTGTAGGTAAATATGGATCTACAAAACCTAACCCCATGCTATTTAAGAAACCTTCATCATTATTGGCTGCTTGTTGAGGTCCTGTTTGATTGTTTGCTGGCATTGTATTTGTATTTAATAACCCTTCATTAATAGATGGTGTACCTAAAAAACCTCCAGTATTTTGCATTTGAGCTTGTCCACCGCCACCCATCATGTTTCCTAGATTACCTTCTGATGCAGTAAAAGTACTAGGGTCAATATCTATTGCATCCTGAATAGGATTAAAGCTACCAAAAATACTGCTACCTCCCCCACTCATTGCAGCATTATTTGCGGCCTGTTCTAATCCTGTTTGTGCTAAATGAGATGGCATAGTTGATGCGGCAGTTGTTGCGGCAGTTGCTGTTGGACTCATAGCACTACCAAATCCTGCTGTTGCTCCACCTATTGCTGCACCTTTTATTGGATCTTGCCCCATTGCGTATGAGCTAACTGCTCCTATCCCTGCACCTACTAGTAATGGTTTAATCATTATTTACCTCCTCCACTTGAAGTAGAAGTTTGATTAATTGGTGCTGGTGCTCCATAAGCTCCTGATAAGTAATTATCTAATTTCATATAAGGTTTATTTTCATTGTATTCAAACCTATCAATATCGGCATTTAAAGCATTTTTGTCATATTCTTCATACGTCTGCCCTACATTAATAAGTTGGTTTATATCTGTATATTCTGCATTACCCATTGCTGGTGCTGACGCAATAGCGGAATCTTGTCTACCTCTTTCTGTTCCGTAGTTAGAGTAAGCTAATTCTGCTGCTCTACTTGTTAAAGAATTTGCTAGATTTTCTGATGCTTGTGATTCCATCTCACCCATCGCACCTGAGCCATATCTTCCAGACTGTGCTGTTCTACTTCCAATATCTCTAATAGCTTTGTTAAATTCTGAAACTGCAGGTCTAGCTGCACTTGCCATCATATCTGCAAAGTATGGATTCCCTGCTGATAACCTATCACCTTGTATTGTACTTAATTGTTGTTCTATTGCGGAAGGTAGCAATGGGTTGCCACGTCCTGCCCTACCTTCTTTCATTTGCAATCCAAGATTTGTTTGGGTTGATGCCCCAACATTAGTAGAGTCTGGATAGTAGTTTGGACCATCGGCTTGGTATAATCCTTTAGACTCACCTAAACCATAAGTTATGTATGGCAAAATAGCAGGGTCAATATTTTGTGTTGTTTCTGACTTTGAACCTCCACCTTTATATTCACGCAATCCAGTAACAGGATTTATTGTCCCTGAACCACCATGTGCTTTTAAAAGATTAGCTTCCCATGTATTAACATGAGCCAATTCGGTATCACCTTCTCTACCTAATTTGCCTAAATTTTTAGCTAACCAGTTATATAACCATATTTTTAACTTAATCATTCTATTTTCAACTCCATTAATTGATATTTTGTTTTATAACCATATAGCCTGTTCCATAACCTAGCTATACTGTCATATTTTGTAGATCCTTGTATTGCTGTACCACCATTTTGTTTGACCCAAGTTTTAAATTGTTCAAACCCTTTTTTTGTTACCATGCCACCTTCTTTTTTTGTTCCTATATAAGTTATGTAACAAACTCTTTCGTGTGGGTACATAACCCATTGGACAGTCAAAGCACAATAACAAACGTCATCTTTCATAAGCAAAAGAAGCTGTTGTTGTCCTTGTGCTACTGTAAGTTTAAGTGTGTCGCTGCTAAATTCGCCATCACCTTTTTCTAAAGCTCTATTTAATATTGGTTCTGCAAGATGCCAAAATCTTTGTACTTGATTGGCAGGTACTACATATAATTTCATAAAATTTATCCAACGATAATATAATCATATGTTACATCAGTATTGGATGTATTTCTATGCCCTATAATAAAGCTACCTTTGGCTTTTGTTTTTATATATGTATAACTTGACTCTGCTGCTGAATTTTCTGTTGTTGGTGATAACACAATAACTGAATCAAATCCTGCTCTTTCATTACTAACTGTAGTTTCTGTTACTGATGTTGCTAAAGTAAAAGTTCCACTGTTATTAGTTTTGCCATTCATAGCATTATTAACTATTTCTGCCACATCTCTAGGGTTACCACCTTGATATGGTAAAGTTCTATAAATTATGTCTCTCCTTTAATAAACATCATATTGGTCGCCATAATTGCTCCACCAATAGTTCCAAAATATCCTAGATGTTTTTCCTTATAATTAAATTTTCTTCTAGCTCGATATGGTCTTATTTTATAACCTTTTACTTTATTCACAGCTCCTCTTTTATTTCTTTGACTATTACAAGCATTAGTTATAGCTTGTAAATTTTCTATCCTATTATCGGTTTTCTTATTATTAATATGGTCAATCTTTAAATCTTTAGGTATAGTACCTTTTAATTCTTCGTAGATTACTCTACTCATTTGCTCTGTTTTATTAGTTTCTCTGTTCCACATTACAAGATACCCATAACTGTTTAAAGCTGGCTTACCGTAAATTTGACTTTGATTATACTTATTATATTTCATTATTATTAGCGGTTTCCCTGCGGTTTTAAGTCTACATCTACAGACATTGCTATTTCCCAGTTACCTGTTGGTTGTATATTAAACCGATGATACCTACCAGCACTTCTTAAACTACATCTACCCTCTGAGGTTGCTGGTACAAATGCACCAAACTCAATGTTGTCATCTAATTCCCTGCGACTCGCTACTGCGACCTGTGCTGTTCCATTATCTATTTGAGGCCTTGCTAGTGTTGCGACAGTGTTATAACCTACCTCTACATCTGTAGTGATTATTTGTGGTGTAATAGGTGTGCCTGTAAAGGTAACAATTTTAGTGCCTTTTGTTCCTGCAAGTAAAAATTGGTCTCCAATAAATAGTCTTGAGTCTAGTGATGCAGGCATAGCATCAATATCTGTGTAACCAAATATAGAAGATAAACCTTCTAATGATGTAGTAATAGAAGCCATAGTTCCTACTGTGTCAGATATAGTGTCTGCTCTTGACCATCTTTGTAGTTCCCAGTGATATATTAATAATTCTCTATTACCGCTAGTGTTAGCAAAATTCCATATTACAAGATTTTTAACAGGATCTACTGCTGCACTTATAGTTCTTAATTTTGTCATATCAACTCGGTTAAAAAAGAACCTATCTACTTTTTCTAAACCTATGTTAGTAACAATTTCTCCGTTTGAAGAATACCATCCATCATCTGATAACCAAAAAGATAAGTTACCATAGTTAATAACAGAATTACCTTCTAAACATCCTTGCCCATTTGATATAGTATCCATTTGAAAAAAAAGTGGGCTTCCTACGTAGGACGCTCTTGTCACAGAATTTTCTGAAAATATTAAACCAAATTCACCGCCTGTTATTGCTTGAATATTACCGCCATCAGGAATTATTTGATAATCACTTTGGCTTGTAGAACCAGATACCCAATCAGATTCATCATTAATATCTGACCACTGTACCTTGTTAAATTCATCTCCAACAGACATGCTTCCAGCGAAAACGAAGTCACGAACTATTGCAATGTCTTTAGGTGCAGGGGCTGCTGTTGCTACATCTGCAAATGCTGTTGATGACCCTATAGTCCATGCTTGTATTTTTGCAGTTCCATTACAGGCTAATACTACTCCACCAAATTGTTCAAATTTAAATACATCAGGGCCACTATAGCCACCTGATTTAGATACACTTGTTAAATCTAGTGTAGCAAGATTTAATTTAAATATTTCTGTGGCCGAACCTGCAAATACTTCTACAATTTCTCCAAACTTTGCAACAAATACACTATTAAGATTTTCACTAGCAGCGTTAGAATATTCTGCTGCACTAGGAAATGCTGAATAACCAATACCTACTGGATATACATTTTTAGCGTCGTTTAAGCTACCTGCAGTATCAGGTAAGTCAGGTTTCCACTCTGTAAATTGTAATCTTTGTGTAGACATATTAAGATTTCATTATGTAAGCAAGTGAATAGTAAGGAACAAGGTTTTGATTTGTTCCATCATCACCTACAGTGCTAACATTATTAGTTACAGTATGTACATGACCCCCTGCTGGTTCTGAATTAATAGTTTCAATAAAACTAACACCTTCACCATTTGCTTGAAATGTACCATTGAAGCCACCTGAATTTGGAATAGCGTGAACATGATCGCCAACAGTATCAGTTGTTCCTGTAGATACATGTGTATGAGTAACCACAATAGAATCTTTAGTTCCTCCAGTTTGTGTAGCAACTCCTGTTACTGTTGTTTTAGCTAAACTAGAAGAATCTGCATCAGCACAAATAACAAACTTATTTCTTAAATCAGGTGTAGCTAATGTGCCATCACATAATAAAAATCCACTAGGAATTGTTGATATAGTTCCTGACCACATTACAATCATTCCTGATACAAATTGGCTAACAATCCCTAAGTTAGTTCTAGCTTCTTGTGCTGTTGTTGCACCAGTTCCACCAGAAGCAACAGGAATAGTGTCTCCACTATAGCCACCTTGCAGGTCTTTTACTTGTGCCATTAACTCTCTAATAGCATTATTAATATTTGCTGGGCTGCATCCTTGATTAATATCAATATTATTAATATCGGTATTAAGTGCACTATCAATGTCCCATTCTGAAATCTTAGTCTTTGCCATAAATTTTTATCCCTTTCGTTTCCAATCATTAGTTACTATTGTTGAGTCTGTCCACAAGCTACTACCTTCTGGCAATGCTGACCATGAATTTATTACTACTGGAGTATCTACCCATCCTTCACCTAGTGTCGTTCCTATTGCAGACAATGTTACTTTACCTATAATAGAAGCAGAACCAAGTTCCATTATTGCAGAGCTAGCAGTAACAGTAGCAGTTGCAGTAATAGAAGCTACTCCACTTTCAATCATACTGCCTAATGCAATAACATTTACTTGACCATGAATATTTGCATCACCAAATAAAACTTTTATTCCATCTGCCGTTAGTATTGCTGTACCCGTAATAGATGCTGCAGAAGTTCTTTCTCTTAATGCATTAGCTGTAACAGTTGCTATACCCTCTATCTGTGCAATACCTAACTTTATAGTGCCTGTTGGTAGTGTAGAGTAAGGACTCTGTGAAAATGCAGAAAAGCCGTACATAATTTAGCCTGTTATTCTTATTTGTTTTGAAGTTTGTAAGCCAATGCGTTACAGGGATCATACTCCCATCTGGTAGGCGAATTGACAAATTTAGGGTTTTCAGCACGGCATTCCGTATAAGATTTATAAGCCTTAACTCCAGCAAATTCATGCTCTACACCAAAACCTGTTGCAACTCCTAATGCTACTAATACTAATATGTTCATAATTATTTCATCCTCTTTTCTAGTTTATCTAATCTTGCTGATAGTTTATCAATAATCTCTTGTTTAGCGTTAATCAACCCATCAACTTCTTTTGTTGAGTAGAACGCTGCAGATGATTCATACAAATGACCAGAAGTGCTTATAAAGACATTAGGTGCACTTGGAGAGAGACCTAAATCAGGATAAGAGCTAAACTGCACCCTTCCTTTTAATCTAGTAAGTGTTACATCGTCATTACCAATAGTAACTTCGTTAGATACTCCGTCTGCTGATGTTTGGGCGTTATTTCCAATAAGTGTATTGTTAGAACCAGATGTTAATGTTGAGCCAGAATTAACTCCTACACACGTGTTGTCATTTCCTCCAACATTAGTAGATAAAGCTTGAAAACCAAGTCCCGTGTTACCTGCTCCTGTTTCGTTAGCTCCCAATGCTACGTAACCCACTCCAACATTGTAATTACCTGTGCTATTTGAACTTAAAGACAACTTACCAAGTGATGTGTTCTCGCCTGTTCCACTACCTTTACCAACATTAACACCATTGACTGTCATGTCTTGTGAAGCAATTATGCTACCATCAGCCATAACCCCAAGACCTGTGTCAGGAGCACCTCCACCTCTTAGCCATATATCATCAAACGTTGAACCATTATATCCAATCAAATTAACTGAGTTAGTACCAGCTGTGTTGATATATAACCCATTACTATTATTAGTAACGTAAATATCATTACCTGACTCTGTCCATATGCTATCACCACCTGCGGTTGCAGGTATTACAGCTTCATGCCATGCTTGTACTGTACTATTAACTCCAGATACATCGGAAATTGCATAGTTGCTACCAGATGGAACTGTAAAGGTAGTTGTAGTTGGGGCAATAGTTCCAGCCGCACCTGCTTGACTTCCTATATAACCAAATATATCACCATCTATTTTAATTACTGATTGACTTGTTGGACTTGGATGATAAATACCTACAATCACATTTATTGCTGTATCAGCTGTGTTGGTATATGTATCACTTGTTGTTCTTTCAGAAGTCTTATCTTCCCACACCATAGGCTCTGGAGTGTAACCTCCACCACTAGAGCTACTTGCAATCCTTGATATATTTAACTGTGTACCAGCACCAGCTCCTAGTTGTAAGGCAGAAGTTGAATTTCCTAATACTTTAGGTTGTATATAGTCTGTTGTCCCATTACAGTAAACAATAGTGTTAGTTAAGGATGTTATTGAAGAAACAGGAGTTGACGCATTATAAGTTTCAGTACCTTGTTGAACTCTCTCATCATTTTTCCAAACACCTGATATTCCTCTTATTAAACCTGTGCCTGTTACATATGTACTTACCGCAACATTATAATAACCAGCTACATTTGGCTTGTACCATTTGTTAGCTACATCAAGACCATCATTAGTATCAACATCAGCTACATCAAATGTAATTGGAGTCCACGCATTATTTGGAATTGATGAAGTAGTACTAAAGCTAGCTTTTAATATAACAGGAGGTTCTGCATCTCCACCACCACCTGAACCACCACCTGTTACCTCAGTCCATTCAGCATCTTGTCTACCATATTGCTTACCATCTATTGGGGCTTCAGGTACTTTTGTAGCAATAGCTTCTACGTTATCAGCAATGTAAGCTAGGTTATTATCAGTCTTAGTTTCTAATGAAATAATAGCAGAATCATTCTTATTTATATTAGTGTCTTGTGCTGACTGTTGAGCATCTATTTCTGCTTTTGTGTAAGTGTCGCCTGTACCGCCACCAGCTTTAGGAAATGCTTGGAAAGCTACTTTAACACCTTTAATTACTGTACCTTGTCCTAGTTTAGGTACAACAGTCATTACGACAAAATTACCATCTACATCTTCAATGCTAACAAGTTCATATCTACCATAGTTTGGAGAATTGACTTCATTAAGCACAATAGAATCACCAGCTTTAACAGCAGTAAATTGTCTTACGTTTCCAGACTCATCTGTTTTAGATGCAAAGATTTGTGTTGCTTCTGCATAGCTATATGTAAACATAGCAAAGTTTTGCAAGTACATATTACCAGTTTCAGGGTCTCTATTAGGGGATGATGGATAGTCAGCGGTGTATGCTGAAGTAAAGAATACGCTATCCTGTAGCTCTGATATATCTTCAGAGTTCTGACTTACTTGTCCTGATAGTGTTTCAACAGCTGTTGTGTTGCTAGAAATGTTACCTATGTTAGCTGTTATATCACTTGTGTTTTTGTCTATACTTGTTTGTTGGTTGTCTATTTCAATTTGTTGTCTAGCTATATCATCGTTATTAATGACAATCTTTGCGTCTTGTGCATTATCTATTGCATCAGATTCTTCTTTTGTATATCCATCACCACCACCTAATCCAGTAGAAGCCGTTGATTGTAATGTTCCATCATTAAAGGTAATACCATCAGTTCCGTTAAACTTTAAACTCATTTTTCTTCCTCTGGTTGGTTACCTTTTGCTACCAATTCTAAATATTCTTGATAGTCTGTGTTAGCTTCATCTTTTGGTATGTAAGCACCATCTGATAATCTAATAATAAATTTAGAAGGTTCACCTTGAGGTGTGTCTTCTACTAATTTATAATTTTCTGTAGTCATAATTAAAGCTCCGATGTAATGGTTGTTCCACCATTAATTCTTGGATATAAACCAGCAGGTGCGTAACTACTAAACCCACTCTGACCTGATACTTGTAGTGTAGGAAGTGTACCTCCTGCCCCCAGAACAACTGTTGGTGCTGCTCTTTTTGTAGTCTGATAAAAATAATTAGAATAACCAACAGCACCAGAACCAGGAGTTCCATAGAATCCATTTGAATCGTTTGTTATTACAACCTCATAATACCTTTGACATAAAGATAACTGTTGTCCGTATTGTAGGTTTTCAAAAGGTGTTGCAACAGTTCCTGTCTCTAGTTGTACGCCTGTAATATTAATTGTAGCACCAGAAGTTTGAAGCAAATCAACTTGAGCTGAATTAAATACAAAGTTGCCACTTTGCCATGACCCAAGAGTGTTTGTTGATTTACTTGTTTGAGCTCCAAAGTTAATATCAAAAAACAAAGCTACTCCGTTATCCGTTTTCATAGTAAACGCAGTGTTTGCTGGGTAAGTAACAGTCTTATATTCCCAAGTATTTGCTACTGAAATTGTAAATGTATTTACGCAAGACGATATATTACCTGATGGGTCACTAGTTCGCAGTGAAGCTGTGTATGTCCCAGCAATACTAGCTTTTATCCAAAATGATTTTGTAATAATTTTTGCTTCTGAAGAACCATATTTTAAATTTGTTAAGTTGTTACCCTCTATACGCTGTTCAATTGCATAACCCCCAGCTCCTGAATTAGCAGTTGTTGTAACAGTAATTTTTGTTGATTTTAAAAATCCTTCAGGTGCATCTGTAACTTGTTGCATTGAAAATCTACCAGCTCCACCATAAGTTCTTCCTACCCACCTATCTAATCCATATTGGTCATCTGCAGTTATTGTAAAAACAGAACCCGCATTTCTTTGGTCAATAGCCATATTACCATTGATGATAAGATTACGCATACCAAGAGAGTTTTCTGTTGCAAATGTTCCTGTAGTTTCAGGGAAGGTAAGTGTATTTGTTTCATCTGTATCTGGTGCAGTAATAGTAATATTCCCAGAGGAAGTTCCTGCCCCTGCAAATTCTACAGAAGATACTTCTGGTAGTGGTGTATTGGTAGTAAGTATTGTTCCTGTTTCAACAGGTAGTGTTAATACATTTACTCCAGATACATCTGGTGAAGTAATTGTAATAGAGCCAGAGGTATTACCTTTTAATACTATGTCAGCCATTATGCGTTCTCCAATGCTTGTATTCTAGTTTCTAAATCTTCTATTTTTGTAACAGCTTCTTGTAGTGCTGCGGTTAGTAATGGTACAAGTTTAGATTGGTCTATGCCTTGATAGTCAGGTACTTCACGCTCACCCATTACGGCTTCAGTGGTGGTGTTTTCATCGTCATCTAATACTGCTGGTGTTACTTCGTACTCCTCTGTAAGCATAGCATCTTTAGTGCCTGTAGCACAATTTGG